GGATTTTTTCGCGCCTCGAGCTCTAGCCGGAGAGAGCCCCTGGGCCCCCTGGGAGGTCTTCCGGAGCGAGCCCTGGGCGCTCCTCCGGAGAGAGGCCGGAGCGGGTGCAATCCCTGGGCCCCTGGGGGGCTCCTCCGGAGCGAGTGCCTGGGCGTTCCTCCAGAGAGAGGCCGGAGCGGGTGCAAATGCGGGCCCGGACGCAGCGAAAACGAAGTTACTAAACGGCCTGAGCTCGGTGTCTGGAGACGGCCGCGCGGCGAAAAATATAACGATAAACTTATCGAGCTTAGTCGATGAAATTAATGTATACGCGGAGGATCCTCGAGATTTTCAAGATCAGATACGAGAGCGAGTAACCGAGGCGTTGAGCCTGGTATTAAATGACGCTAATATTATAGCCTCACAATAAAAAGAAAATGGCTAGCAAATTCAAAATTAGAGAGATCCAGGAGAGCGCTTTTAAAAACGCGGTCGCTAATAATACAAAAGTCCCAGTAAGGCAAGTAATCGGACAGATCTTAAAAGAGGTAAAAGTCCAGACTTACGGGCTCGGGTCCCAGGTAGCACCGGAGCCGGTAGGGATAAGCGCCTTAAATGGTCCCGTTTTTGATAATATAATTTTCCCGGCCGGCGAGTATACCGATAGTAAGGGGAATTTAGTTAAGTATAACGAGTTGAGGATCGACTCGGTCCTTATAGATGTCGGTCAGGATAAAAATATTATCCGGACCCCGGTATTAGGTAGAAACGGGACAGTTAAGCGTTACGCCTCGGACGGGGATTATAGTATCGGTATAAATGGTAAAATAGTAAATTCAGAGCAGCACCAACAATATCCAGAGGAGGACGTCGCGACGCTTATTAAGATCGTTAAGAGCCCGGAGCCCTTAGAGGTGGTGAGCGCTTTCTTACAGAGGTTCGAGGTTTTCGATATTGTAATTAGTGGTTACCAGGTCCCCCAGTTATCAAAACAAAATTCCCAGGAGTTTAGTATCCGGGCTTATAGTGATGAGCCTTTTGACTTTATTATACAATCAGACACCGCCGCAAATGGTTAAATTAAATATAAGGGTAGAGATCGGCGCGGAGTCTTTCGATTTTCCGGCGGATATCGAGATCTCTAGCGCCTGGGATATGTTGACCGATACCGCTAAAATAGTACTCCCTCGCGGGGTCCGCTTTATTAGTTCGGATTATATTGCCGGCGTCGACGCTCTTTTTAAGAGAGGCGACCGGGCCAAAATCTTTGTAGGGTACGACGGGGATCTTGTCGAAAGGTTCGAGGGCTACCTCTCCGGGATCCGCCCCGGGAACCGTTTAGAATTTGAGTTTGAAGATTCTATGTATATCCTTAAACAAAAAAGCATAGAAAAATTTTCAAGCGCTAAAATAAGCTTAGAGGATTTGCTCGGCGAGCTCTCAGTCGATACGCTCCCTTTTAATGTTGCCGACGGTGATATTAACCTCGGTAAATTTAAGATCGTTAACGCGAACGCGGCGGAGGTCCTGGAGGCTATCCGTAAGACTTACGGGTTATATTCCTGGACCCGCGAGGGGATCCTTTACTCGGGCTTTGCTTATGACCCGTACGGCGAGGTAGAAACTCACATTTTTGCAGTCGGTAAGAATGTTATTAATTTCGACGATCTGAGGTACTACCGGGACGACGATATTAAGATTAAGGTTAAAGGAATCTCTTTGCAGCCGGATAATAAAAAGATTGAGGTCGAGGTCGGGGATAACTCCGGGGATCTAAGGACCGTTTTTAAATATAATGTAAACGAGGCGGAGCTTATTAAATTCGCGACCGCTCAACTAGAGGAGTTAAAATTTGAGGGATATCGAGGATCCTTTCAAGCTTTTACGAGTCCCAGGGTTCGACATGGCGACCGGGTCGAATTTCTTAACCCTTTTATCCCTGAGCAAAACGGGACTTATTTAGTCCGTAAAGTGGTTACTAGGGTAGGGGTGAAAGACGATAATCAAAAAATATACTTAGATCGTAAAATATGAATTTACTTGATGATATAAAGCGAAAGGTTTTACAAAACGAGGAGCTTTACGCGATACCAGGGACGGTAAAAGATATCGACGACGATAAGAGGACCGCGACGATAATCCCGGTCGAGGGTCCGGATATTTTCGGGGTAAGACTCCAGGCGTCCGAGAGTAACGCGAGCGGCTTTTATATCAAGCCGGTTATAGACTCTTTTGTTTTGATCTCTTGGTTAAGTCCGGAGGACGCTTTTATCTCAGCTATCGACGAGATCGACGAGATAATCCAGGTCTCAACCGGGGCGGTAATTTTTACCCCTGGAACGGATCTAGAACTAAATCCCGGCGGGGATTTAAACACCTCTCCAAAAGGGGACGTCAAGATCTCGCCGGTCGGAAAGGTTACGATCGAGAACGGTAACGCCTCTCTAAAGGATTTAATGAATGATATTTTAACACTTCTGGAAAGTAAATATATTTTAACGACTCCGGTCGGCCCGACGGCGGCGCCGATACCGACGTCCCTGGCTGAGATCCAGAGTATAAAACTAGACGCCGCGAAACTCTTTAAATAATGGCATTAAATAAAGCCGGCTTAAAAGCTGACATAATCCAGGTTTTTAATAATAACAGAAGTCAAAGCGACCAGGCGGCCGCGATCCAGGCGGTAGCCCAGGGTATCGCCGACGCGGTCGATAAGTACGTTAAGACCGCGACCGTTACGGTATCAAGTGGGATAACAGTAGCGACGACCGGAACGGCGATCGCCCAGACGGGGGCCACAACCTCAACCGGAACCGGCGGACTTTCTTAATATATCCGTCTTTACACTACAAAAGGCGGGGATTTATCTCTTATTGGTTTTCTTTACGGTATGCCTAAAGATTTTCTTAGCGGCGACGACCGCGATCTTATTATTAAAGACGGGACTTTCTCAATAGGAGAGAGCTCGGTCCAGGACCAAAACCGAATTTTAGAGGCTTTCCCGGGTGAATACAAAAGGACGCCGCTCGTAGGGGTAGGCTTAGAGCAATATTTAAACGCCTCCCTTAGTAAGAACGAGGTTAAAAGACTTATTAAAAAGGAATTAATTAAAGACGGCTTTCGAGTCGATACGATCGCGATCTCGGACGATTTTAGCGAGGTAGATATCGAGGCCTCAAAATCTTAAAATATGGCTAGATCAATAGAAACTATATATAATGCGATTATCACCGAGAAGGAAACTTTGGCAAATTTAGACGGGTTGACTCCGACTAATGATAATTATGCGGATCTACTAGCCGAGATAAACAATAATAGCGCGGTCGCTGAGTGGAGGCTATGGGCTTTTATCCAGGCGGTCCAGATAAGCACCTTAGAGGCGCTTTACGATATTTTTATTACCGAGGTCGACGAGAAAGCGGCGGCGGCGATTGTTGGGACTTTGCCCTGGTTGGTTAAGATCTCTAAGGAGTACGAGCCGGCGGTAACCCTGGTCCTGGTGAATAGCCGGTGGCAATACGCCGCCCCGGCGGTAGGTAATCAATTAATAAAAGCCGCCTCCGCGATAGCTGACGCCGGAACGATATTTATAAAAGTAGCGAAGCACGACGATAGCAACCCGCCTCTTTTGATACCAATAGACGCCGGAGAGCTTACCGCTTTTACGGGGTATATTAAGGATCGAGGTTTTGCCGGGGACGTTTACAATATCCAGAGCTTAAACGGGGATACCCTGGAGGCTCTTTTTACTATTTATTACGACGCTTTCCTAGTAGCGGCGACCGTCGAGGCGGCGGTTATTTTAGCGGTAGAGACTTACCTCGGCGCTTTAGGTTTCGACGGCGTAGTTAAGGCGATAAAATTAATAGACGCGATCCAGGCGGTCGACGGGGTTCGGGATGTGGTAACGACTACCCTTACCGGGGTTAATGGCGCCGTTGATACTATTTTCTCTCGGGAGTATGTAACGAAAGCGGGATACATTACTCTAGACGCTGGAGCGTCAAACTTTGTAATGATTCCAGACTCAAATCAATAAAAATGGAGTATACTTATAACTGGACAAAATTTATCGAGCAAATGCTCCCGGGGGATCTAAGGACCGACGTAAGGAAAGACTTTTTACGGGCTATTATGGAGCCGGACGGTAATACATTGCATCAATCTTTTATAGCAAAGGTTGCCCAGATCCGCGACGAAATTAGCCTAAATGGCCAAAAATTAACAATCGAATGGTATTTAAATAACTTATTCGATGCCTCGGACCGGAGGATCTATATAGACGATCCTAGCGAGATTTTTATTAAAATAGCGCTTTACTTAATCGCGGAGGGTCAAGCCGATCAACCGCTTTACTTAATCGCGGAGAGCCCGGACGGGGACGGCGAGCTTAACCTTTTCCTTACTTCTGAGGAAAACTTAAACGAGGACGATTTTACAGTATTTTATCCGGATACTACTAGCCCAGATCTCGACGCTATGGCGGCGGCGATAAACAAAATTAAAAAAGCCGCGAAGCGGTATTCAATAGAAAGCTTTACACCTTAAGAAAATGAGAAAACTAATAGATTTTACGGGAGGCCGGAACTTAAAGCAGGACGATTTGATCGTTATCCAGGACCAACTAACGTATTTAAAAGAAATTTATAAGGAGCTCGGCGGGGCCTTTGTTTTGTGGGGT